CGACTTCGGCATCAAGGGTAAGGCAAAAGTACAACTGGCAGGAGAATTTTTCAACCGTGTCAGGACTATACTTGAGAGCGAGGGCATTTCGTATGACCCGAAAGTTGCAGCAGAAGTTATTCAAAAGCACTTCCCAGACTTCCGAAGAGTTCTCAACGAACTTCAACGCTACTCTTCCTCGGGGACAATCGACACTGGCATTCTGGCGGCGCTGAGTGAAGTTCGACTTGGTGAACTTGTCAAGGCACTTAAGAACAAAGAGTTCTCTGTTGTTCGCAAGTGGATTGTTTCTAATCTTGACAATGACCCGAATGTGATCCTTAGGACCGTGTATGATTCTCTATACGATTGTCTCGTTCCTCAGAGCATTCCCCAAGCAGTTCTGATCATTGGTAAGTATCAATACCAGTCTGCCTTTGTTGCTGATCAAGAAATCAATCTCTTGGCAGCACTCACTGAAATTATGGTTGAGTGTCAATTCAAATGAAATCTCTAAAGACCCCGCTAAGATACCCTGGAGGAAAGTCTAGGGCATTGACCAAACTTCTCAAGTATCTCCCCAGCAGGGAGATCACAGAGTATCGAGAGATGTTCCTCGGTGGTGGTAGCGTCGCCCTTGAGATGACCAAGCGTCTTCCCAAGGATGTTCCTATCTGGGTCAATGATCTATATGAACCACTGTATAATTTTTGGATAGTTCTTCGGGATAACCCTGACGAACTGCAACGCAAACTACAAGAACTGAAGTCTAGATTTCCAGATCAAGGTTCTGCCCACGGTCTATTCCTTCAAGCAAAGGATGTAATCAATGACGGAACGCAAAGTAACACGGATAGAGCTATTGCTTTTTATGTTCTTAATAAGTGCAGTTTCTCTGGTCTTACTGAATCTTCCTCCTTCTCCAAACAAGCCTCCGACAATAACTTCACAATGCGAGGGATCCTCAAACTGAAGGATTACTCGTATCTAATTCGGAACTGGAAGATCACTAACCTTGACTACCAAGAACTTGCTGCTGATGAGAAGTTAACTTTCATCTATGCAGATCCTCCGTACAACATCAAGGATGTTCTCTACGGAAACAAAGGTCAGATGCACAAAGGGTTTGACCATGCTCGCTTCGCTGACGTGATGGACGCATGTCTATGCAACGTCATGATCTCCTACAACGATCACCCCGATATCATCGAGAGGTTCCTTGAATGGTGTCAGTATGATTACGAGCACACTTATACTATGAGATCCACAGGCACATACATGTCGGATCAGAAACAACGTCGTGAATTGATTTTAACTAATTATGGGAAGTTTAGGGGTTCGTGTACTCCCTAGCGGGTACTGTCAACTGTATCACACGAGACGTGGGGGAATGGCAACGTTCTGCCCAAACTCTCAGACAGCAATCATCAATGGTGATGAAGTGCATGTGACATTGAAGAATGGTTCTGTATGCATCTACAGAATCAACAGCAACAGAACTGGAGTTACTGGTCCGATCAGAACATTCTTATGAAGAAAGAACTTAAAGACTGGCTCAACTCTGTTAACCACACAAAAGAAAACTACTTGGAGGAGGATCCTGACTGTATCTCCTCCTACCCTCCCTACATCGTCAATAGATGTCTGTCTGGACAGATTGATGCCATCCTGTTTGCAAACGAGATGAACCTCAACGCTCATCTCGACAAGGACATGCAGTATCAATTCTATATAAATACGTTGAGAAAACGTAAACGTTTCTCGCCTTGGTTGAAGAAAGAACAGATCGCAGATCTGGATCTAGTTAAACGGCACTATGGTTATAGTAACGAGAAAGCAAAGATCGCCCTTAATCTTCTTACCAAAACCCAACTTGAAATCCTTAGAAACAAATATGACATGGGAGGAAAAAGATGACTGCGATCTCTGAAGAGGTCAAATGGACCGCTGACAGCATGGTGGAGGTGAGTCTCAAAGAACCAGATGATTTCCTGAAGGTTCGTGAGACACTAACTAGAATCGGAGTTGCCTCCCGTAAAGAAAAGAAACTGTATCAATCCTGCCACATCCTACACAAGCAGGGTCGTTACTATATCGTTCACTTCAAAGAGTTGTTTGCTCTTGATGGTAAGAAAGCAAACCTGAGCATCAATGATGTTCAGCGTCGCAATCGCATTGTGCAGTTGCTTTCGGACTGGGGTCTGATCACTATCACAGTGAAGGAAAGTGTTGCTGATGTTGCACCACTTAGTCAGATCAAAGTTCTTTCGTACAAAGAGAAGGGTGAGTGGACGTTGGAAAGCAAGTACAACATCGGTAAGAAACCGACCACCGCAGCATAAATAGACATGTGACCTTTCGTGCGGTCACTCTACAAGTCGGAACACCCTACAGACCCCTTGACAGGGGTCTTTTTTTGTGCTATAAATATATCAGTTCCGTAAGGCGTGAAACACCGCTAGGAACTGCAAAAACACTACGGAGAAATCCCATGGCTAAACTGACTAAGCCGCTTGAAGCGGTTATGAATGTCCTGTCCCTTGTTGCTGGATTTATCGCACAGGGTATTTCAGGAGTAAGAAAGAAAGTTGAACGTAAACAGTTCTTGGAAGTTGTATACGTTCCCATCAAAGACCTTAACGTTGATCCCAAGTATCAGAGGTTGATCAACCTTGGGTTTATCAAGAAAGCGAAGGAGTTTGATCCCCTTCTTGTTAAGCCTCTCTCGGTCTTCCAACGTCCAAACGGTGACAAGATGGTTGTCGATGGACAACACACCACAGTCCTCGCAGCAACCTATGTTGAGGATCCAGAGAACTTTGAACTGCCTTGTCAGATTCAATACCACCCCTCTGACTTCACCATTGCTCAGTGCGAGAAAGCAGAAGCGGCATACTTCAAGCGTTTCAACTCTTTGAGGAACACTGTAAGTGCAGTCGCAAAGTTGCGTTCTGACATCGCTCAAGGCGCGAAGTATGCTCTCGACATCGAAGAGAGTTTCCAAAGTCTCAATGTTCATGTTGAGGGTATCGGTGCTCCCGATGATGGCAGCAACGCCGTCCATGGTTATGACAAGCTGAAAGTTTCTATCACCAAGTACGGCAATACTCTCACGAAGACTGCAATTGATCTGTACAAAGTTCACAATGCAGCAGATGACAACAGTTGGAATTCGCCTCTTAATGGTGGCATGATCCTTGGTCTTGCTGCAACCTACCACTTCGTTGATAACTATGTGGGAGATGGTAAGAAGCGTGAAGGATTCCTTTACTATCTGAATGAGCTTCTTCCCAATCTTACAGTTGCTGATTACATTCTAAAGACTGCTGGTCCTCAAATGGATGTTTTGATCCTTCAAAACATTATCGACAACTACAATATTTTGTGCAAGATGAAGATGCTCAGCTATCCATCTATCGGTATGGAGAAAGACAATTCTCAATGGAAGAAGTGGAAGGAAGATCCCATCCACGGCAGTCCCAAAGATGATGTGGACGACGAAGAAGAGTCCTGATAACCGAACAAAGAGGAAGGGTTTTCCCCCTTCCTTTTTTTATGTCTTTGTGTTTAAATAGTAGTGGATGCCGAAAGGATCCTTACAACGTAAACTCGCTTTTAAAGGAGTACCACATATGGAAGTCACACGCTGGACTGCGGGTGATCTGTCTGGTTTGATGGACAAGATTGCTCGAAATGCTATTGGGTATGATGATTGGTTTGATAGAATTAACACACTACATTCTACAACTGCCAACTATCCACCCTACAATGTTGCTCAGGTAAGTAACGTAGAGACAAGACTTGAAATCGCTCTTGCGGGATTCAAGAAGAAGGAAGTTCTTGTCTATACCGAATACGGCAAACTGTTTGTAGAAGGACAGAAGGAAGACAAAGAAACTGAAACCAAGTACAGTCACAAGGGTGTAGCTCAACGCAGCTTCACTAGATCCTGGACGATCACTGAGGACTGGAAGGTTGATGATGTTGTCTTTGAGGATGGTCTTCTGTCAGTTACACTCAGAAAGCACGTCCCTGAGCACCACGCACGTAAGGACTACCTGTAAGATTACGTGCTAGAATAGGAGGGATTGACATATGTCAGTCCCTCTTTTATAATCTTTATAAAACTATTTCCACTATGGTAAACGCTGATAGAGTAAAAGTTATTGTCACCATGACTGGTGAGAGTGTGTTGACTGACCTGCAAGAGGCAGTAGATAAGGATACCAACGAGCGTAAGGCATACGTTTTCAACTATCCCTACAAAGTCACATACAGTCAACCGAAACTGGATGGCACTGGACTGGTCACTGATCCTGAAGTTAAGGTCAACTATGAACCTTGGAATGCTTTGACTTCTGATGTTCGTATTGCAGTCAGTCCTTCTTACGTCGTAACGATCCTGGAACCAGTTCCTAGTCTTCGTGATACATACATTGAGAATGTTCGTAAGATGGGCGGTGACGTTGAATGAGTGTAAAACTTTTGCTATTGAAATCTGGTGAGGAAGTCATCTGCGAAGTGCAGGAGATGATGGACCCAGATACTAAGCAACCGATCGGGTTTCATTTGCATAAACCATTTAGATTGGATATTGTATCCAATGTTGATGGTGGTATTGTGATTGATAGGGAGAAGGGATATCAAGTTTCTTGGTTCCCTTGGGCACCGCTGAGTAAAGAGAAAGACTTCTTTCTCCCAGGTCACCATGTACTCACTGCATATGACCCGTTGGATTCTATTGCAGAGCAATATCTAAGTGCAATCAAAGAAGAGTTCTACGAAGAGAACTTCAAGAGGCACGAAGAAATGATTGCTGGTGCATGTGAAGAAGAACTTGATTTAGATACATTATTTGCAGAAGCAGAGAAAATTTTGGAGGATGATGATGGAAGTATGTTTGGTGATTCTGAGAACGGGGATGACCCTGATCAGCAAGGTTGAGCAGTTGGATGCAGAACCATCCTGCCACCTGCAGGATCCGTACCTAGTCAACGATGATGGCACCCTGAACCCTTGGCCACTTCATACAGTGGACACGGACATCTTGCTATATTCCGAGACGCTTGCTACAATAGTGGAACCCACGGAGGAGATCCGTGCTAAGTATGAATCTGTGACTAAATGAGTTTTTATACCAACGTCCAATTGGTCGGTGACAACTTGCTCTACATCGGTTACGAGGAGGGTCCTGGAGGTCTTCTGGAGCGTATCCAACGTAAGTTCAAGTTCTCTCCGACCCTTTTTGTCGTCACCGACAAGGAG